CGATTTATGGAGGGCACACGTAGGCACCATGCCTACGCGGCACGGTCAACTGATGTAGCTACTAAACCACTACATCGACGATGGTTACCCCTCACGGTAACCATCTAGCGATGTGTTGATTACTTGTTGAACTTGTCCTGAAGTGAGACCAGCTTGTCGGCGAGCTTCGGCAGGCGCGGGCCGACTTTGACCAGACCCACGACGCCCGTGGGCTTCGCCCAAACCAGAAGGTTCGAGACCTTGTTGCGGTCGCGCTGTTCCTTCGAGCGACCAGCGCTGCGATGATAGTCGAGGGACAAGCCCTTGCGATCTGACATAGGTTTACCTTTCGGGGTTACTCTCGAAGCCTATCCCAATCCAGCGTAGCGATCCAATGACAGGCAATGTGCATTGCTGGCGCGGGGATAGGCTTGGAGAGTAGGGATCTCGCGATCCCCCCTCGTCTCTCCCGCAGCGATCAGACCGATCGCTCGTGTAGTAGGGAGCTGTAACCAAAGGGCTGCGGAACGGTCCCCTCACTTGGCACGTGGTCCATTTGTTCGCCCGACCACCGGGTCCGCCGACGCAATCACAAGCCCGCCGACACTACATGCAATTCGTGGAGGGGAGGGGGGTGGTAACCCCACCGGGTAACTGGACAGGGGGGCCGGGGGGTGGGCGGGCCGTTTAGGCCATCCAGAAATATTTTTTTCCACATTTACCGTTTATCTTGTTGACAACCCCCTATGAAGCCTATAATATCCCCAAATGGTTCCACGCATCCGAGACCTCCCCTATGTAATCGTTGAAACCGAGCACGGTAAAATGACGCGCTGGGCGGTGCCTTACACGGACAAAGACAATCGAGGTCAAGTGCTCTACGTGGCCGCCATGATCGACTTAGATGCGCAGTTACCTGAAGTACGGGCCCTCGTGCTGGGCGACGCGCAGACGCAGTTAAACCAGAGCTTCAAAGCACGCGGCCTGTCCACGGATGGATAGGCCCACGAAGTCGTCCACTGCGGAATGTACGTGCGACCCGTACCGCCAACCAGAGCTGCCGATGTTAGGCCGCCCCTGCGTTGGTCGTGCAAGCGAGTAGTAAGCGGAGCGGTGGACGACACTTATTTTTGGAGGTTACTTGAAAGTCAGCCTGAACCTTCTGGAGATCGAGGCCCTCCTCTCCTCTGCCGGTGCAATAGACCCGCGCATGTTCGACGAAATGGATGCCGTCAGGGGGGATAAACTGTTCCACGCTTGGCAGTCCGGTCGTGCGAAGCTGAAGCAATACTTGGCGTCGGGGAAAGCTAAATGAGAACATACTGGACGATTGCTCATGGCGACCCCGACGTTACCGGGGTGATCTTCTGGTGCGGTTACTCCAGCGCACTGAAAGAGCACGTGTTCGACCGCAACCAAGAAAAAGCGATCAAGTTCTTGGATGAAGGCAGCGCACGCAGCGCCGGCGTCGGGCTTACCAAGGGCGTGAAATTTATCGAGTACACGCTGCAGCATGGCTGGATAAGGGAGCTACGATGAAAGGCACCACTGCGTTTACGTGCGCGCTGGTTATAACCGCGTGCTTCTGGTCGCTCTACTACTGCACCCCAGCCGCTGCCGAGACCCAGCCGTATTGTGCACCGCCCATGAGCTTCCAGAACTGGTTCGTCGGCGACCCGCAACCCACGGACGGCGATAGAGCGTGGAACGGCGCAACGGGCACTTCCGCGGGCATCGTGCAGGGCGACTTCGCTTATCAGGCGGCGTCCACCGAGTGCCGGGAAGTAACCCCGACGGGTAACGACGAGAAGGATGAAGACAATGACTGAGAAAGAAATTCACCAAGCGTGGTACGACTGGCTATCCCTGCGCTTTGAAATCCGTTGGCGGGTCGCCCACAATGCTCCGGCGGGTCGTCGACTGGTTTTTTGGAGATACAAATGACAAAGCCCAAGCTGGTAGCATCGACCAAAGGACTACCCCCCAAGATCTCCGACCAGACCGCGCTGGGTATCGTCACGGGTAACCTGATGAAAGCGTTGGGGCGCGCGGAGCCGCGGGTCATGACCGCTGCCGTGTCGATCGTGTCGGCGCAGGTAATCATGCAGTCCAACCCGGATCCCAAGGCGCGCATGTTCAACTACCTCCAGTTCCTCAAGGGGGTGAAGTCGGCCATGAAGCTGCAGGCGGAAGCGGAGGGGACGCGTGACCCGCTATCTTACGCCGGCCTCCCCGAGGACCAGCTCAAGCCGTCGGGGCTGATCCTGCCGGAGCCCATCAAGGGACATTAAATGATCCGCGATCAGAATATTCCTGCCAAGCCCGGCGCATTTGCTCTGGTACATGCCAAGAGTAAAGTCGCGTACGTCGGACTTGGCAAGAACCTGCAGCAGCGCGCGCAGATGTGGGGTTACCACCTCGACAAAGCTGGTGACGACCCCGACTATCGCGTGCCGATTAAAAATTTCCCGCGGCACCCGTCCGACCAGTGGGCGTTTTTGGTGTTTCTGGATCAGATCGACGAGATTGTGCGCGATGGGCTACTCAAGAAGGGGTTCACGATCATCAACCCGCGCTCGCGCGTGCGCCAAGAGTTCTACTTTGACGGCGTTACCGCGTCGCTGATGCAGCACGCCAAACGGTTGGGAGTGAGCTGGCCCAAGGCGTATTACCTGTCGAGCAAGGGGTTCACGGTACGCCAAGCGCTGGGGCTGGATCCGATGCCCGACGCCATGGACAGCCGCGAGCAGCGCGTCGCCATGATGAAAACGAGGATCGTGAGCAGCACGGGGGGTTACCTGACGTACGACGAGGCGCAGATCGAGCGCCCCGACGTCGGTGATATCCGGCAGAAAGTCGCGCGCTGGCGCAAGCGCAACCCGAGTTTGGACGAAGTAAAGTTGATCGAGCTTTAGGAGGTCACATCATGTACGGCGAGCATCCGAACGACAACGACTATGAGTACGACACGAACGACTTCATCCATGATGCGTCGGTCGCGGTAGGTAACTTCCTGTGGAAGTTGTCGGTATTTGCGGCGTGCGTCACGTACGTCTGGAACTACCGCGGGCTTTATATTTAAAGGAGAGGACGATGACTGGTATGGACTTTTCGCAGGCGCTGGATCACCTCAAGGCCGGCGGGCGCGTGTGTCGCGCGGGGTGGAACGGACGGGGCATGTGGCTCTCGTTGGTCACTCTGTGGACGCCGGGCCAAGAGAAGGAAGACGTCGAGCACCACACTGGTAACCCTCAGACAGAGTGCCTGCCGTTTATCGGCATGAAAACCGCGGACAACAAGTTCGTGCCGTGGCTCTGTTCGCAGACCGACATGCTCGCCCACGACTGGGGCGTCGTCTACAAGCTCGGCGCGAAAGGCCCGGCACATGCCGAACGATGAGCCGCCCAAGGTAGTGTCGCTTCACGGCGGCCCTATCGAACAAAAAGAAACGGTACCTCCAGAGGTAACCGCGGTCGTCGACGAACTTATCCGCCTCATGTCGGATCCAACCGTGCGCGGTTTCGCGTACGTCACGATCCACGAAGACGGCCAGCTCACGACGTCGTCAAGGCACCACGACAACTATGGGTGGGCTCTCGCTGGAGGACTTACCCGGATACTCTGGCGTATTAACAAGTCAACCGACGAGAAGATGGGGAACAACAGTGGACCGTGAACAAACCCAAGAACAACCGATGCTCTCGCAGGCGCAAACCAACATGTTGACGCTCCTCGACCAAGTCGCGGCGCGCATCCTCGACGGCAACATTAAGGCGTTGGTGGTTACCTCCGTGATGGAGGACGGTCTCGGCCGCAACGCGTACATCATCACCCCAAACACCGCGGTAACGCTGGTTGGCTCGCTGGAGATCGCCAAGCAGGAGATCGTGCAGGGCGTGATGCAGGAAGCCCGTCAGGTGCTGGGTGTCCCCCAGACGCCGCACGGTGGCAAGACCGACGACAAGACCGCCGATAGCGTGTTACCTCACGGGGTAATCGCGACCGATCAGGGCGAAGTCCCTACGTCCATCCCGCGGCGTGGGGTCGAGTAGCTGCCTGACCGCGGCGCGGCTTGAACAGCCGGCGATTGATGACCCCCAGCGCGCCCGAGCTGGCGGCCAGACAGAGGTATTGCAGGGCATCCGCGATGTGCGAGTACTTGTTTTTCATCGGCGAGGGCTTCAACTCGCCCGACTTCTTCACGTTCTCGAAGCGGTAACCCGATCGCAGGGCCTGTACCAGCATCGGGCAGCGGCTCTTGTCGATGATGATCGCGGGCCCGGCCATGCGCGAACCCAGCAGCCAGCTCTCGACAGCTCTGATCCGCGGGTCGATGTCGTTGGTTGGCGCCGGGAACGCGTTGAACCCGGCCCTTTTCAAGAAATCGAACGACGTCTCCTCGTGGATATTACCCTTGGCGATGCCGGCGGGGTCGCCGACGATGGCGCTGGGCAGCGAGACATACCGGCTGTCGGAGAGTACGGGCCTGAGCTTCGTGTTCACAGCCAGCTCGAGGCCCATTTTGAGGCAGATTACTTCCTCCAGAATGAGTAGTCTTCCGTGGTGGTCGACCTGACCCAGCAGCGCACAGGGGTCACGGCCGAAGTCCTGCCCAACGATGAGGGTGTGCCCATGTACTGGATCCAGACTGTCGGCGACGTGCCACGAGCCACCATTGAACGAGGTCTGTTTGAAGGTCTCTGCAAAGACCGCGGTGCCGCTGGGGTCGATACCGTATTCGGCGTGCACGTAGCGCTTGATCCAAGCCTGCGAAGTGCCTCGAGCGAGACGCTCATAGTACTTGCGGCCGGCGGCGATGCGCGCTGGGTCGTTCTCAGGGAGCTTGAGCGTCTCCGTGGTCTGGGTGAGCCACTGCAGGTTCTCGGCTTCTTCAGTGAGGCCGCCGGGCTGCTTGAAGATCTGCCAGTCCTCCGGCGGGTCTTCCATCAGTTCGTGCCACCGACCCCCTTCCTCGGGGAAGTTGGTGTCCATGATGAGGCCCATCCACGTCGCGCCCCCCAGATTGGCTCCGGGGTAACGCCCGCAGCGGCCGGCGATCGCGTCGACGAGGTCGCTGTCGATCTCGATGCACTCCGAGATCCACGCCCCGGTAAGCTGCGACGACAGAAGGCGACGCTGATCTTCGGGGTCTTCGAGCGGGAGTAACACCCACTCCGAGCGAATGTCACCCAGCTCGACGTAGATCGTGTTCTCGGACACGCGCCACACCGCGGCGACGCGCAGCCACTGGAGCACGTCTTTCAGGATGGTCATCTTGAGCTGGGAGAGGGTCTGGCGGAGGATGGCGAACCGGGTGTAGCGGTAGCCGTCGGGTGCCGGGGCCTGCGCCGCCGCGCGCCGGAACAGCTCCATGATGCAGGCGGTGGTCTTGCCCGAGCCGACTGGCCCGGCGATGAGCCGGATGAACTTTTCCGACAGCATGAATTCGGCGCAGACTTTGGGGGCGGTATAGTCGATCGACGACATTACTGCGCCTCCGGTACCGTGACGGCGTGACCTTCAAGGGTAACCGGGGCTTGCTTGTCGATGGTAATCTGGTTGCCGGCGCCCAGATTGATGTTCACCACGACACGCTCGCCGGCGGTGACGCCGGCCGACTTGTCCTTGTCGATGCCCGACACGCGGGCCAGCAGCTCGGCGATCTTGGCTTTGGCGGTGAGGGGTTCGGCGGGGTTGTGCATGAGCTTGTCGCACTCGCCGAGCCACTGCTCGAACACGATGCCGGCCTTGATGGCGGAGCGCTCTTTGAAGTTCGCCCCGGAGTTCCAGAGGGTGTGCGCTTCAGCGTAGAAAAGCATGAAACGCGGGTGATTTCGGACGTTCTCCTCGAAGTAAGTTGCGTCGATTTTGAACGACGTGAGGATATCCGACAGGGGGTAAAGATCGCGGGCGCACTCGTGCGCGAGGCGGTTCAACAGGGTCTCGTCCATCGGCAGCGGGGTGTTCGCCGGCAAGGGGGCTATGCCCACCATTTGATTTCTCCCTCAACAAGTGGCAAGATGTAGTGTACCTTGCTGGTCACCTATAGTCGAGGCCCACCCCCGATGCAGAGAAAATAGATGGCCCCGCCGTTCGGTCAAGCGATCCCTTCTACTCCTCCGCCGCCTCCGATGGGCGGCTTTGTGCCCCAAATTCCGACTGGGGGCATGGTAAGTGTGATGGGGCCGGGCCAGTTGGCCGTGGCTGAACAGGCGCAGCGTGACGCGCAGCGCGCCGCCCAGACGCCGACGCCGCAGCAGATAACAGGTCTCGCCGGCCTGATCCGCCGCGAGTGGGACATGATGGTCAACCACCGCAATTCGCAGGCGGGTTGGTCCGAGCGTATGTTGGCGGCGCTGCGGGCTTTTAACGGCCAGTACGATCCGACGAAGCTCTCCCAGATCAAGCAGTTCGGCGGCTCCGAGATCTACGCCCGCCTCATCGCCGCCAAGTGCCGCGGTGCCAGCTCCCTCCTCCGCGACGTCTACCTGACCAACGAGCGCGCGTGGGGGCTCGAGAGCCCGAGCGACCCGATTATTCCCCGCGAACTGTTCCATGCGATCTCGGCCAAGGTAACTGCCGAGGTGATGAACAACCGGGCTGCTGGCGTCGAGACCACGCCGGACATGGTTCGCGACCGGACGACGGCGCTGATCGAGGCGGCGCGCATGGCGGCCAAGAAAGCCTCGGCAAAACGGGTCAAGATCGCCGAGGAGAAACTCAACACGATCCTGACGGCCGGCGGTTTTTACGACGCCATGGCCGAGTTTCTGGTCGATCTCCCGGTATTTCCGTTCGCGTGCATCAAGGGCCCCATAGTAAAAGTGGAGCCCAAGGTGAGCTGGCGCGACGGCGAGCCCTTCGTCGATCAGGTGCCCAAGCTCTGCTGGAGCCGGATTTCGCCGTTCGATCTGTGGTGGACGCCGGGCGTGTCCAACATCGCCGACGCCTCCGTGATCGAGCGCGTGCGGTACACGCGCGCCGAGCTGAACGACCTCCTCGACATTCCGGGGTTCAATCACAAGGCCGTGCGCGACGTGCTACAGAACTACGGGCGCGGCGGGCTCAACGAGAACTGGGATGGCACCGACACGCCTCGTGCCGTCATGGAGAGCAAAGAAAACCCGGTCTGGAACCAGTCCGGCATGATTACCTGCCTCGAGTTTCACGGCAACGTGCAGGGCATCTACCTCAAGGAACTGGGCTTCTCGACCAAACAGATCCCCGACGACATGCGCGATTACGCCATTCAGGGGTGGATGATCGGGGAGTACCTCATCAAGGTCCAGCTTTCGCCCAACCCGCGCCGGCGACACCCGTACTTCATCACGTCGTTCGAGAAAGTGCCGGGTACCCCTGTGGGTAACGCTCTCCCCGACATGCTGAGCGATCTGCAGGAAGCAGCCAACAACACGCTCC